GGCGCTTCATGTTCTACAAACTGAATCTCAAAGAACTTGTTTGTTGTTGGAAAATAAACTAAGTCGCCTTCTTGTGGGCGTTCTACAACTAAGTCTGCGTTATTAGATACAAGAGTTTCCCATCTTAATTTAGAAACTGTAAACTGAATGTCATCTCTGAGTTCTAGGCCGAACTTCTTAATAATCTCTTGTTCGCCCATATAACCATCAGAATTATCTACATACATTTCGATAATATATGAATCGTCAAACGAGCTCGCAGGGTCCTCGCCAAAGATAGTATCTTTGTTCGCTACTTTTCTTGGTAGATAATAGACATCTTGACCATATATCTTCAGTTGTTCGATTATTAAATCTTCGTATAATCTTTGTTCTGAAGTGGTGCCGGTGTCAAAATAGACATTAGTTGGCATTTAGTTATCCCTGTTGCATGTGTGGTGGTTCTTCATAATTAAGTCTAATTTCTTCTTCGAGTCTTTGTTGGTCATCAATCGCAGCAGAAAAAAGTTCAGGTCCGTTCAGCGTTACGCCACCGAGCATCGCTGTACCTGAGAATTTAGATAAGTTTTGACCCCATTGTCTTTTGATTAGAGCAGTTGTATATCTTTTTAGATATAAGTCATCATAGAGGTCTGTGTATGTGTCTGGGTCGACTTTACGATAAACTTCAAAGATTAAGTATTCACCAGCAGTAATATCAGTTCCCCAATCCATATCAAGGTATAATCTGTTTGAAAGTTGATTAAATCTCATAGGTTTTTCGCCCACTAAAATGTGGTCAAGAAAATCTAAGTGTTGCATAGTCATTTGATAATGAACAATACTTGTTGACGAGAAATCATATAAATCATTGAGTCTTAATTGATATCTTACATCAAACATGTTTAGATTTGCTCTGTCTGATAATGGGAATACATTGACAACAGAAATGACTGAAGAAGGCACAACAAGAAAATTAGAACCTTCTTTCCACGCAGTCGTTACAGAGTTGTCTGTTACTGATTCTGAAGCATCAGTCGTCATACGAGTAATATCAGCCTCTGTTACCAGATATTTTAGATACATTCTTTCAACACCATCAACATGATACTGTGCGAAATACTGTAGTGCTTCATCAATTCTATCTTCTACTTGGTCGTCATCAACATTAATATCGATAACAGGTTTACCTAAGTTTCTAAGACAGTATTGTTTTAATGTTTCTCTTGTACTTGGAGTTGCCATAATTGTTTTCCTCTATCTTACTATTTAGTATTATCCTAATGCGACAGCCTGGGCGATTGCAAACGCTTTGGTTGCCTTAGCAGCAATTGAGTCGTTTATATTAGTGCCTGCAATTGTTAAATCGCCTGTCATTGTAACATTTCTGAATCCAGTAATGTCTTTATTTGAATCTACAATAACGGCTTTACTTGCCGATATAGTTCCAACAGTTACACTATCTAATACTGTCAACTCACTAGCGACCATTGTTGTGCCACCAATAACAAGTGATGAGCCTGATAAATACAAATCTTTAAATGTTTTATCAGCACTTCCTAAATTAAATGTTGCAGTCTTGACAGGTATTAAATCTGCATCAACTTTATCTGGATTTAATCCGCCACCGCCGATTGTTCCCATTTGTCTTGCAACAATATCTTTAAAGTTTAAAAACTCACTTTTAAGTTTATCTAATGAATCAATTGACTCTAAAGACTTAATCTTATCTTTATCTAATTCTGTTGCAACTTGCATTTCAGAAAGTTGCTTTGATACTTTGTCTATTATTGTAAGTTCTGCTGGTGTCTTTTCAACAACAACTTCTTCGATTACAGGTTCTTTTACTTTTTCTGGTTCGACTAGTAGTACTTTCTTTTTCTTTTTAACTACTTTCTTTTTCTTTACAGAAGATAACTCTTTAAACAAATCTTCTAAACCAGAAATCTTGACGGCTTCTTTTTGTACTTTTTCTTTGAGTTCTTCTTTTTCTTCAGCGATAGAAGAAAAGAAACTGCCTAATTCTGCATCAAAATCTACAGGAACAACTTTCTGAATCCCTCGATTCATCTTTGCTTCTTGTAACTGTGCGATTTCTTTTTCTATATCAACATCAATTTCAACCTGCTCGACCATCGGTAGAATAGATGTTTTAAACTCTATTACCTCTGTTGATTGTTTTTGACCAATATTTGATATGAAATTTCTTTCATTGTCAATATAGTGTTGAGTTGATTGCATAACTTATCGAGTTACACTTGGAGTTACTGTAACTCTTCCCTCGATTCTTCTAGTAACTAATCCGCCACTAGTCGTTGTTGTTAAATCCCACACATATCTGCCCTCTGTCAAAGCAGCCGTTACTGTGTCTGTAAGTGTGATAGAACAAGTGCCATCAGTACCACTTACAATTGCAGTCGTAAATGATGTCGCTGATGTTGATAGATGAGTTTTTCTTAACTTACTTGTTACTGTTTGTCCTGATATATCGACAACAGTTCCTGTAGAATCTTTAATGGTTAAAGTTTGTGTGAAATCGGCGTCTTGGTCGACTGTAAGATTTTGTATTGTTGCCATTCAAATTTCCTATAAATTTAGTAATTTACTTATATTTATAATATATGTATCATTTAAACCAAGCAGGTAGACCTAAAAATGGGCGACCATCATATTTATTTTCTTCTGCGTTTTTGTCAGAAGCATCATTATAGTGCAAAAATACTTGACCACAGTTTTCGCCCTCAAACGCTTCTCGCCAATGTTCTAAATCCATGCCTTTATAGATTAACATATCACCAGGTTCTAAAACAACCTTAACACCATCTTTACCTTCTTCTCCAGAAGGTTCTAAAAATATAGGCCAAGTATCGCCGCCTAGATTAAGTGTGGTTGAAATTTCGCAAGAATATCTATCTTTGTGTCTTGCAAGTATATCACCTTTCTTGTAGATACGAGCATATGAATATGTTTCGTATAATTTTAATCCGGTTTCATCTTCCATCAAAGGTTTTAATTTCTTTAATAGTGTGTCCATTGCAATATCACAATAATGTGAATATGTTTCAGGAACAAATTCATCATTCCATACGCCCCAATCGTAATTAAAGGGCGAAATATATCTATCATCATAAAACTTTCTTGCAACTTTTCGTTTCATCAAAAAATATTCATACACAAATTGCGCTAATTCTTCTGAGATTGCTTTTCTTATTACTGTATACATCATCTAAACGGTTTCCCTAAATTCCAAATTACAAGTGAGTATCTTGTTCCAGAAGTTACTGGTTTTACTCTGTGCCGAACAAAAGAAGGAAATACCACAATGGATCCTTTTGGTCTTATTTCTTTACACACCGATGATTGATTTTTTTCACCATCATTGTTTCTAAAATCAAACTCAAAATCTCCACCCTCATAATCTGATTCGTCTGATAAACTTATTGTGACCGACAGTTTTCTAATCTTGCCGTGTATATTTAAGTTGTTTGGGTCATCATAGGGTTCAGGCGCCGAATCATAGTGCCATCCATAGTATTGATTTTTTTCATAGATTGTGAACTGACAAGCTTCAGAAAAATCCCAATCAAAATTCCAACCAGCTTCAGCATTCGCTGTTTCAATGTAAGGATGTATTTCTTTATAAATCCACGCACCGTCCATCCAAACAACATCAGATTTTCTTAACGAAGATAGTTCCTTTATTTCCTCTTCTGTTGGATTATCGTCATCTTTTACTATCCCAGTCAATGCAATTTGTGATTTTTGCTCTAAACCAAATTTAATGATTTCATCACATATTTTTGAGGGAATTGCTGATTTGAAATAATAATAATAATTTTGTAAATTCATTTCACCTTGATATTATATAATCTTTACTCTATAAGTACCCATCCTTTAGTTCTATCTTCTTGATAGAGTGCTTCATTCCATTCATAGTCGGATTCTCCGCCTGGGTCAACTCCATCTAATACTGTTGGCGGATAAGGTATTGGACTTACCCATTGACATGTTTCTTCATCAAGTGTCCAACTTATAAATCTTTTAGGTGGAATAAACGCATCTAGTTTTTCATCATATACGCCACCTATAGCCGCATAGTTTTTTCTAAATCCTTCTTCTTCAGTTTGTTCGCCTGTTGTTGGGTCACATCTTTTTCCACCGAAACTATTGTAAGATGTTTTTC